CTAAGAAGATTTAGAACGGCTTATATTTGTCTGCCTAGAAAAAACGGAAAGTCTACTCTTATAAGTGCTATTGCTTTGTATATGTTAATAGCCGACAACGAGCCATCTGCTGAATGTTACATTGCTGCTGGTGATAGACAACAAGCTGGTATTATATTTGATGTAGCTAGTGGAATGGTTAGAGCTGACAATCAACTAAACAAGAATCTAAAAGTATTTAAGAACTCTATAATCCACGAGAAAAGCAACTCAGCATTCAAGGCTATTAGTTCTGAGGCAAGTTCTAAGTTTGGATATAACGCTAGTTTTATTTGTATGGATGAATTCTTCGTTCAGAAAGACTCAAGCCTATGGGATGCCTTGACTACTTCGGTTGGTAGTAGGAGGCAACCTTTGACTATAGCAATAACAACGGCTGGATATAATCGTGAGTCTATATGCTACAAAACAGAGGAATACGGAAGGAAAGTATCTGAGGGTATAATTAAAGATTCTAGTTTTTATTATGTCAAGTATGCTTGTCCTTTAGATGTAGATTGGACTAGCGAGGAAGCTTTAAAAATTGCTAATCCTGGACTTGCTAGTGGTATTATAAAAATGGATTATCTAAAGCGTGAACAAGAGAAAGCTATTAAAATGCCGAGTGCAGAAAATACAATGAGAATGTTACATCTTAATCAATGGATGTCATCAGCTAGTAAGTGGCTATCAGATGCTCAATGGATGGAGTGTAATAAAGCTCCAATCAAGTTAGAAGATTACAAAGGGATGACAGCTTACGCTGGATTAGATTTAGCTTCGGTTAGAGATATTAGCGCATTTTGTATTTTGATTCCTGAAGATGATAGGTTTACTGTAATTCCTTACTTTTTTGCTCCAAAGGATAACGCTTTTATTCGTTCAAGACGAGATCAAGTTGACTATATTGGTTGGGGTAAAGAAGGACTTATGGAACTTACAGATGGTGATGTCACCGATTACAACTACATAAAGAAAAAAATAAAAGAGGTTGCTGAGGTTGTAAACATTAAGTCTATTGCTTACGATCGTTGGAACTCAAGCCAATTAATAATAGATTTATCTGAGGATGGTTTACCATGTGAGCCTTTCGGACAAGGCTTTGGTAGTTTGTCAAGTCCTACTAAAGAACTTGAGAAGCTCGTACTAGGGAAACAAATAAATCACGGAGGCAATAAAGTTTTGAGGTGGATGTGTTCTAATTTAGCTATGAAGTCAGACCCAGCTGGTAATATTAAAATGGATAAATCTAAAAGCTCAGAAAAGATTGATGGAATGGTGGCTCTTGTTATGGCTCTAGGATGTTATATGAATAACGATTCTAGCGACTCATCTACCTATGATAACAACGATATTATTTGGATTTGACTTTTGACTTTTCTCTTATCTTTGTAAATGTAATTACTATTTTATGGGACTATTCGACTTCCTTCGTTCTGAAAAACGAGGTGATAATTTTTTAAGAGCTATCTTTGGTGGGCAAGGTGCAGCCAATAGGACAGCCGTTAATAGAGATACATCATTAACATTTAGTGCAGTCTTTGCATGTGTTAGAGTTATTAGCGAATCAATCGCAAGTCTACCTATAAAAGTTTATAAAGTTGAGGTTGACGAAGATAAAATTACAGATATAAGTCATCCAATCTACCGACTTTTAGCTCGTAATCCTAACGAGTACATGACACCTTATACATTCCTTGATACTTTAATGACTAACTTATTGCTTGAAGGGAATGCTTATTTTTATATAGAACGAGATAGCTCGGCAAGACCTTTGGCTTTGATACCAGTAAATCCTCAAGATGTTAAGGTAGTAAAGCACGAAGGACAAATTTTTTACGACATCAAAGATTATGAGATTGGTGTAATGAAAGAAGATATGTTACACTTTTTCAATTTATCTTTTAATGGATATGAGGGGATAAGCGTATTAAAAGCACAGAACACTACAATAGCAACTTCAATAGCTGCAAATGATACTGCAAATAGTTATTTAGGCAACTCTGCTCAAGTTGGTGGAGTCATTAAACATCCTGGTAAACTAAGTAAAGAGGCCGTAGCAAGATTAAAAAACTCTTGGAATCAAAACTATTCTGGCTCTTTTGTAGCTGGTAAGACAGCTATTCTTGAAGAAGGTATGACATTCGAGCAAACAAATATAGATGCTAACAAGTATCAACTTTTAGAAACTAGAAGATTTCAGATTGAAGAAGTAGCGAGAGCTTTTAAAGTTCCTTTATCTTTGATTGGACATTTAGAAAAAGCTGCAAACTATTCTAGTATAGAAGCTTTGTCTATTGACTTTGTAAGATTTACATTAATGCCTTATATGGTAATGATAGAGCAAGAGCTAAATAGAAAGCTTTTTAGAGATAGCGAGTTTGGTTTATTTACAATTAAAATTGATGCTAAAGGACTATTAAGAGGTGATAGTTCTAGTAGGGCGCAATACTATCGAGAGATGGCTTCAATCGGTGCTTTATCTATCAATGAAATAAGAAGAATGGAAGACTTAAATAGAGTTGGGCCTGAAGGCGACCAGTTGTTTATGCCGTTAAATTTTGCGCCAATTGGTGACATAGAAGAAGAAGACAATGCCGATACCGACTAAACAAACAGATGAAACAAACGAGGAGTTCATCGAGAGATGTATGTCTGATGAGTTTATGAAAGAGTATGATGACAACTCTCAAAGACTAGCTGTCTGTTATGCTCAGTTGGAAGATGATGAGGAAAGACAAACAGACTTCCCAAACAAAGGGGATGATAAAAAAATTAGTTTGAGAAATAGTGATGAGCCACAGTTCGACTATGACTTTGCTAAAAATATAAAAGAACAAACTCCAGAGATTTGGAAAGCTGGTGGTAACATAAGAGGCAATGATGCTTTTATCTTATGGGGTAGAGCAAGAGATGGACAAGATACAGAAGCCATTAGAGAATGGATAAAAGAGAGAGAAGCTTGGATAAAAAGACATTTTGAAGATGGTAAACAATTCAAAGGAGATACCGAGCCAAACCTTTCCAATGTTGGAGGTGTAGTTGCTCAGATTAAATGGGGTACGATTGGAACACTAGGAGAGCAAGGGATGAAAGATGTAATTTTAGAACTAACTAAAAAGCTAGAGGGTAAGAAAGAAGAAAACCAAGTTACAGCTAAAATTAAAAAGGCTTTAGAAAATAAAGTTGAAAAACATAATGAAGAAATAAAAGAGCTTGATTTAGCTTGGAATGGGCGTACTACTTACGCTGAACTTGAAAACGTTTTTGATAGAGGAGTAGGAGCTTATAATACAAATCCAGGCTCGGTTAGGCCAAATATGACTCCTGAGAGTTGGGGTTTAGCAAGAGTAAACTCATTTTTATTTGCTCTAAAAAAAGGTAGATTTCAAGGTGGTAAGCACGACACAGACTTATTACCTGACAATCATCCAGTTAAAAAAGAAATGGAAGAAAATAATAGATTTATGAAAAAGCACGATTTAAGACACATTCAGAAGATTGAGGAAACAGATGATTCAATAATAATTTACTACGGTAAAAATGTTGATGATGTAGAAATGATTGATGAACAAGACAAAGAGATGGATGAAGCAGACCACTATCCTAGTCACGATGATGAAGAAAAGTCTGAGGTTAGAACTAATCCTAATAAAGAAGTAAGGACTTTTAATGTTCAAGACTTAGAGCTTAGAATGGATGGCGATAAGCCAACTGTTGTAGGTTACGGAGCTGTCTTTAACTCTATGTCCAATGACTTAGGAGGTTTTAGAGAGTTTATAGCTCCTAACGCTTTTGAAGGTAGATTAGAGGATGATGTAAGATTCCTAATTAATCACGATGGTATGCCTTTAGCTAGAACTACTAATGGAACTCTAAGACTTTCTGTTGATGAGAAAGGTTTAAGATACGAAGCTGATATGCCTAACACATCAACAGCTAGAGATTTAATGGAATTATTAAAGAATGGTACTATCAACCAATCTAGCTTTGCTTTTACTGTTGAAGAAGATTCGTGGGAAATAAAAGACGGAATGAACATAAGAACTATTGACAAGGTTTCTCAATTGTACGATGTAAGCTCAGTAACTTATCCAGCATACAATCAAGCTAGTAGTGCTGTCGCTTTACGCTCGCTAGAAGAATGGAAATCAAAAGAAGAAAATATAGAGGCTAAAAAAGATAATGAAGATTTAAAAAAACGCAGCCTCAATGAAATGCGTTTGAAAATCTTAAAAAATAAATATTAATATTAATTTTCTATAAAATGAAAACATCAAAACTTTATAAAGAAGAAAGAGCTGAGGTTATCGAAAAGATGGAAAGTCTAGTTAACTCTGCTGAAGGTAGAGATATGACTTCTGATGAGCAAAGCAACTTTGATTCTTTAAATTCAAAAGTAGAGGAGTTAAACGGAATGGCTCAAAGAGCTGAGTCTTTTGAGAAACTTCAAGCTACTAAAGCTGTTAAAGAATTAACAGAAAACACTCCAAGTGAAATCAGAAATTATTCTTTTGCTGATGCTATGAAACAAGCTGCTAATGGTAGACTTGAGGGATTAGTCAAGGAAATGGATGCTGAGGCTCGTTCAGAGGCTCGTTATACTGGACAATCATTCAAAGGTATAGGTATACCAGCTTCAGTATTGACAAGAGCTGCTGTTGGTACTACTCCAGGAGCTGCTACTGAGGTTATGGCTTGGACTGATCAACTTGAGGCAAATCTCGTGTTATCATCAGCTGGAGCAAATTTTTACTCAGGTGTCGCAAACCAAAAATTTCCCGTGTTTAGCTCAATCAACTCTGGTTTTGTTGCTGAAACTGGTGGAACTGCTCCTAATGCTAATGGTACTGCGACAAGCGTAACATTAGAGCCAAAGAAACTTATTTCAATTGTAAATGTTTCTGCTGAAGCTATTGCTCAAAACGCTTCTATTGAGGCTGCTTTGCGCAGAAATATGGCTGCATCTGTAGCTTCTACATTAGAACTAGCTTTATTAGGTGATAGTGATATTACTAATGCGCCTGAATCTATATTCTTAGATGCTGCTACTCAGTCTGTTGCTGGTGCTGCACCAACTATTGCAGAGCTTTTAAATATGGAGTCTACGCTATTAGGCAACGGAGTTAACTTGCAAGGTGCTAGAATGGCTTGGTTATTAGACTCAGGTGCTTTAGCTGAGGCTAAACAATTAGCTCAAGTATCTTCAGTATCTCCAGCTTATGATAATGTTGACAAGTCTTTCTTAGGCTATTTCGCATTTACATCATCTAATGTTGGTGGTGGTAGTGGATCAGGTACTAATTATATGTTATTAGATGCTAGTAAAGTTCATATATGTCAATTTGGTGGTTTAGATGTCATCTACGATATATTTAGTGGAGCTGGAACTGGTGAGCCTAGATATGTATTGACTAGCCTTGTGGATGGTGATATGGTACAAAATGATACGGCTGCTGTGAAAATAGATAACGCTTAATTTGTTTATTTTAACGGAGGGGTTTAATCGCCCCTCCATTAATTTTTTTTTAAATGGAATACTACAGCTATAATTTTAATGCATTAAGACAGTCTGACTATGTGCCTTATGGTAAGCTAGTTTTAAAAACAGCTCCAACAACTACTCCCATATCTTTAGCAGAAGCTAAGTCATTTCTAAGGATAGACTCAGACTATGATGATGATAATACTTATATCACTTCGTTGATTAATGTTGCTACAAGTATGGTTGAAGAATTTACAAGAAGAAGATTAATAACACAGACTTTCAACTTATTTCATGATGAGTTTCCTCCTTATATTGATTTACAAATAGGAGAGGTTGCTAGTGTTACACATATAAAGTATTATGATGAAAGTAATGCTTTACAAACTTTAGCAACATCAAATTATGATGTAGACACCAAGATAAGGCCTGGAAGAATATATCAATCTGAAGATGGGGACTTTCCTAATACATACGAGAGGCCTAACGCTGTTGAGGTTGAGTTTATCGTGGGAGCTTCTGCAAGTGATATACCAGCACCAATAATACAAGCTATATATATAATAGTAGGAAGATACTATGAAAACCGACAAGATGTTGTAATGGGTACTCAAGTTAATGAAGTTCCTTTAATGGTTAATCACTTATTAACTCCTTATCGTTTGCTTGAACTATGATAATAGGCAAACTAGATAGAAAACTAAAGCTCTATAAACAAGTATTTACGACTAACGAATACGGAGAGAGAGATGTTTCTACAAAGACATTTGTCACTATATTAGGCAACTTTGACTTTAAAGGTGGTAAAACCTCTTTTGATGCTGATGCTTTGATAAATGATGAAACAATAGAATGTCTAATTAGATTCAGAACTGATATAGGCACTTCACCACAATACTTTATAAGTAACGGTACAACTAACTATTCAATAAAAAGTATTCAAGAAATAGGAAGAAAAGATGCAATGCTTTTAAAACTAGAACAAAATGATGTTATAGATTTAACTGAGATTAATACTTTCTTTGAATATACAATCAATACAAATAATACTAGCACTGGAAGCTCAACAGCTACTCAGTACGGACTACCAACAAGATTATCAGGGACTTATGACTTTACTGTAGATTGGGGCGATGGTAACACCAACACAATAACAGCTTATAACGATGCAAATGGCTTACATACTTACGGAAGTGCTGGGACATATACTATCAAAATAAAAGGAGTCTTTAGTGGGATTAATACTACTATTGATACTGGAGCTTGGAATTTTGGAAGAATTGACACATTGAAAATTTTAGATATTAAATCTTATGGGCCTTTGATTATACAAGATTCTGCAGCTTTTAAGGATTGTACTAATTTAACTTCTAGTGCTACTGATAATTTACAATTTAATACAACTGATGCTAGTGACACTTTCCAAGACACAAACTTTAACGGAGTAGTTGATAATTGGGATGTTAGCAATATAACTAATTTTAGTGATTTCTTTCACGGTAGCCAATTCAATCAAGATTGCAATAATTGGAATATAAGCAAGGCAACAGACTTATCAAGTATTTTTGAAGATTGTCCGTTTAACAAAAGTTTGTCTAAATGGGACTTGTCTTCTGTCACAAATACTTCTTCAATGTTTGGAGTAAATACTGCATTTAATCAAGATATATCAATGTGGAATGTAAATAGTTTGACTACGGCTATAACTATGTTCTCTGGTGCTACGGCATTTGACCAATCTTTAGCTTTATGGAATGTAACGGCTTTAACTGGTAATCAATTGACTTTCTTTGGTAGTGGCTCTGGATTATCTACAAGTAACTATGATGCTACACTTATAGGCTGGTCTGCTCAGAATGTCAATAGTGGTGTAAGCATAAACTTCGGAACTTCACAGTTTACTGGTGGAGGTGAGGCTGAAGCAGCTAGAACTACATTAGTTAGTAAAGGATGGACAATAACAGATGGAGGATCAGTATAATGAAAGAAATGGATAAAATAAAAAACCCTAATGTTGATACTTATTGGATAATATTAGATGAGGATGATAAAGTGTTGAGCTATGGCGTTGTAAATCCTATCCAAGTTTTATCAACTAAAGAAACTAAGATAGAGATGTACTTAGACAAAGAGGAATGGAAAAAGATTTTAGAATCTCATAAAATAGAAGTTGACTAATGATAGTATCAGCACAAATAGATGAAAAAGAACTAAAACAAATCATAAAAGATTTAGATAGATTATTTCCTAGTTCAGATACTAAGTTAAGGGCTACTTTAAGAAGTGCTTTGCGAAAGTCTGCTACACCTTTGAGAAGTGAATTAAGAAGTAATATAAAGACTGATATAAAACCAACTAGAGCTGGTGCAGAAGAAAAAAAAACTGGACAACTTGTAAAGTCTGTTGCTATTATAAATGGTAAAACAAAAGGAGGATTAAAGCCAAGTGTATTTATAGGACCTAGAGTAACTGGTAAATTTTCAGCAAGAGATAAGACTGGTTTTTATTTTTACTTTCATGAGTACGGCTTTTATAATGCACCACCTTTAAGAATGTTAGAAAAGACAGCTAGTTCAAAAGGTCAACAAGTTATGGATAGTGTAATTAGTAAGCTTAAAACTATTATAGAAAAACGATTTGTAAAAAAATTTAGATAATGGAAGTAGGTAAAGTCATATATAATATATTAAGCAATAATGCAACAATAAGCAATCTATTGACTACTGATTCTAACACTAGAATATTTCCTAGCAGATACAATTTTCCTAAAAATGTAAAGCTCCCTTATATTACTTATCAGATGTTTGCTGATGAGCCAAACAACACAAAGAATGGAGTAAGCACATATGACTATGTAAGAGTGCAAATAAGCATATATCATAATAGCTATAAGGATATGACTACTCTAGCTGGTTTAGTTAGAACTGCTTTAGATTATACAAGTGGTACATATAACGGAGTAGTAGTTGATAAGATATTTTATCAAGACCAGAACGAGCTTTATGATGATTCTGCTGGTACAGTTGGATTATATGGTTTGGCTCAAGATTATAGATTTAACATAAATAGATAGATATGTATAAAATTAAAGTAAAAAAAGATTATGAGTTTCGAGGTATTAAATACAAAAAAGGGGAAACTTATGAAGTTGTAAGAAAAGTGAGAAATGTTTTATTTCATGCTGATGCTTTAAGTACGACAACTGAAAAGAAATCTAAAAAGAAGGAAACTTCAAAAGATTTAGATATTAGCTAATTATAAATTTTAAAAATAAAAAACAATGGCGATTCAAAATGGTAGTAACCTTATATTAAAGGTACAACAAGCGAACGGAGCTGCTGATGAATTTAAACTGATGCATTCTCAAAATTGTAGTATTAGTATAAATGCTGATACTATAGACATCTCTAACAAAGATTCTGCTGGATTTAGAGATTTAATAGGTGGACAAAAATCTTTTAGTCTTTCGGCTGATGGTTTGATGGATTTTAATCCTTCTAGTCCAACTACAATAACTGAAGTAGATGAATTATTTACACAAATGATGGCTAGAACATCTGTAACTTTCACATTTACTTTAGCTAGTACATCTACTGGAGATTATACTTATACTGGTAATGGCTTCATAACTTCTCTTGAAATTTCAGGAGGTACGGAAGATGCTCCCACCTATAGTATTACAATAGAAGGAAATTCAACTTTGACACAGAATACTATATAATAATTACTTTTTGTTGGTTGGGGATTGAGCTTCGGCTCTCCCCTCAACTAGCAAATTTAAAACCAACAAAATATGTACGAAGTAATTTTAATAAACGGAAAAGATTATCCAGTAAGATTTGGAATGAACTCTTTAAGAATGTTCTGCAAAGATACTGGAAGAAGTTTAGCTGACTTAGATAAGCTAGGAGAGGGAATAAGCTTAGATGATGCTTGTTATTTAATTCTTAACGGAATAAAAGACGGCTCTCGAGTAAGTGGGCAAGAATGTTCTTTAACAGTTGATGATGTAGCAGATATGCTAGATGATGATTTTGATGCTTTGAATAAAGTATTAGAGATATTTTCTACTCAGTTTTCTGCTAAATTTGAAACGGAGGGAAACGACAAAGCCACAAAGAAAGTGGCGAAAGCGAAGAAATAACTTGGGATAAGTTAGAGGCTGTTGCTTATGGACTTGGGTTGTTACCTAAAGACTTTTGGAGTATGACATTTCACGAGTTTTTATGTACACAAAGAGGCATAAACGACAGACTAGAAATAGAGCAAAGGTTTGAATGGGAACGAGTAAGGTGGTTAGCTTGTGTGTATTTACAGCCACACACTAAAAAAGGACAGAATCTAACGCCTCAAAAGTTAGTAAAGTTCGATTGGGAGAAAAAGAAAAGAAAAACTGATGCAAAGAAACAACGACAAAAAGCGATATATATTAATAAAAAATACGAATTGCTAAACAAAAAAGATGGCTCAAAAAACTCTTAGTATAAAATTAAGTCTTAACGATAAACAGTTTATGACTGGTTTGAGGAAAGCATCTTCATCTATGAAGAAGTTTGGTAGAAACTTACAAAAGACTGGCCAAAATCTAACTCGTAATTTGACATTACCAATTTTAGCTATGGGCGCTGCTAGTGTTAAAGCCTTTGACACACAGCAAAAAGCTATTGCACAAATTGAGGCTGGTTTAAATTCTACTGGACAAGCTGCTGGATTTACATCTCAACAACTTCAAAAGATGGCTTCTGACTTACAAGGTAAAACTCTATTTGGTGATGAAGTTATTTTGAAAGATGCTACTGCACAACTTTTAACCTTTACTAATATAGCTGGAGAGCAATTTGAAAGAACACAAATCGCAGCTTTGAACTTAGCTACTAGATTAGATGGAGATTTAAAGTCTGCTAGTATTCAATTAGGAAAAGCTTTGAATGACCCAGTTGCTAATTTATCAGCATTAAGTAGAAGTGGTATTCAATTTAGCACATCACAAAAAGAAGTAATAAAATCTTTAGCTGAGTCGGGTAGATTAGCAGAAGCACAAACTATTATTCTTGATGAATTAGAAAAACAATACGGAGGTGCTGCTGAAGCAGCTAGACTTGCTGGTTTAGGACCTTTCCAAGCTTTACAAATGGTTTTATCTGATTTGTCTGAGGAATTTGGTGCTATCATAATGGAAAACTTAGAGCCATTTAGAGCAAAAGTAGAACAGATAACCACATTTTTACAAAACTTAACGAGTGAACAAAGAAGAACTTTAGTTTCATTTGCTGGATATGCTGCTGTAATAGGACCAGCTCTGTTTATTGTAGGAAAATTGTCAATGGCTATAGGTGGATTAATAAAGAATCTTAGACTGTTGACTATTTTTATGGCTACAAATCCATTTGTATTACTAGCTACAGCCGTAGCTGGTTTAGTTTCAATAATGGGGTTTGCTATATTGGATACAGAAAACTTTATTAGATTAGCTTTAAAAATGGGTAAAGTTGGAAAGTTTATAGCAAAAGTAGTTTTAGGTGCTTTATCTGCAATAAATCCTAAGTATCAATTATATTTTAATGCTATTGATGCTGTAGCAGAAGGACTTGAAAAGCAAGAAAAAAACCTTAAAGACTCCACAAAAGAAATAGATGCTAATAAAAAAGCTGTTGATAAATTAACAAAATCAATTCAAAATTTATCTATAGAAACAGAAAAAGGAGTAAATATAAAAGTTTCTAAATCATTTGAAGAAATATCTAATGAATTAGATGCTATAGAACTTGGAGAAATTGGAGAAGAAGAAGCGTTAGAAGATTTAGCTTTTGATACTGAAGAAGTCGCTAATAGATTTCATAGTTTACAATTATTTACAGATAAATTAAGTAATACTTTCGGACAGTTCGGTAATATGATACAAAGTACATTTGCTCAAGCCTTACAAAGTTCAGATGGTTTTTTCAAAACTTTTGTAGAAGGCTCAAAACAAGCGTTCAAAGCTATGATGGCTCAAGTTGCTGCTATGTTGGCTATGAAAGTTTTATTATCTGCTATTGGTTTGGGTAGTTTTTCTGAGTTAGGAGGTGGACTTGGTAAGTTTTTAGGAGGTTTAGGAATACCAGGACTAGCCAATGGAGGATTAGCTACTGGACCTACTATTGCTATGGTAGGAGAAGGACCTGGAACATCAATGGCTAAACCAGAAGTCATAGCACCACTTGACAAGCTAAAATCAATGATAGGACAAGGAAACGGAAGCATAGAAGTCTTTGGCTCAATTAGTGGACAAGATATTTTATTGAGTTCAACAAGAGCAAGAAACAACAGAACAAGAACTAGAGGCTACTAATGGCGATAGATAATAGAATACAGACTGAGTTTACAAGTGATAGAAATACTTTTTATAGAGTTACTATCATTGACACTCTAAGCTCTACATCAACACTATATACAGATGTTGAAAATTCTGAAGATGGTTTTGTATTAACTTATGAAACAGAAGATGACAATAGATTTACTGGACTAATACCTTCTAAATGCGATTTTAGTTTTTTTATAACTGATAGTTCAGGAGGTGGTAATCAAACTAACATTAATAGTATTGTTGACTCAATAAGAACTTCTGACTATAAAAGATGGCAACTGAAAATTGAATCAGGTGCAAATGATTCTTCTTATTCTTTGTTTTGGGTAGGTAATTTATTAAATGATATAAATGCAGAAGATGATATATCACTTCCTAGAAAAGTAACTCTAACGGCAATTTGTGGACTAGGTGCTTTAGATAATATACCTTTTAATGAAGAAGTAGCTTACAATTTTGCTGTTTCTTATAGTCCATATAGATATATATATAACTCTTTAACTACTGATGTAGATACAGATAACAACTGGGACACAAATGATATATATATTAAAACTATCGTTGACTGGACTAATTCAACAATTACTAGAGCTGTTGGTAATGATCCCTTAAATTTATGCCGATTTAAAGCTTCTGCTTATGCACCTATTGATGACAATGGCGTAAGACAGCCAAAGACTGCATTTAAGCTCTTAGATGACATCTGTAAGCTTTTCGGAGCTAGACTATTTCTGTCCAATGGTATTTGGACTTTAATTCAAGTCAACACATACGAGCAAATGAATAGCTCAAATCAGTTTTTTAGAACATATAAAAAAGGTAACAACGGAGGGACATATACACCTGACACGACTGGCTCAGAAACTTTAAACAAGACAGAAGATGGAACAAACATACAGAGGTTAGCTGGTAATGACTTCGATCAATTAGGTATTTTAAAAGAGGCTAAGTTAACTTATGAAATGTTTAAGAGTTATGACTTGATACCTTTAGAGTTAACAAATGATGGAGGGACTACTAATACTACAGCTCCTGATAATGCTCTTGTTGCTTGGCAAGGTTATTATACTAATTCTGATGGATTTGTTATAAACCCTTCTAATCCAAGTGGAGCTACTATTTACGCTATAAATGATGCGACTAATGACATTATCTCTTATGACTTAGGCTCTGTTGCTCAATTATCAGGACAAACTATTAAAGTAAAAAGAACATTTAATAGAGCTTTTAATGGTACAGCTACTGAGTTAGATGCTTTAGTTACTGGTAATGTATCTATTTTATTTTATCATAGATTAAAATTAGTAGGTACATCATCAACTCAATACTGTCGTTCTTCTTATACTAATGGAGGACTAGCAACTTGGACTACTAATGATTTTTTTGGAAACTCTCCTAATTATGGAGTGCCATATACTTTTATAAATGGTTTTTATAATCCAAATCCTAACTTTCCACCACTAGCTAGTCAATTTTTATTAGAATTTGAATCAGAAGAATTACCTTTTGCTGGTGACTTATTTATTGAATTTTATGCCAGAGTATTTCATAACTACGGAAGTGCTGACCCCTTGACTGGTACAGAAATAACTAACGCTACAGATCAAGCGAAATTCTTTATTTATTCACCACCTGAAAACTCAGCAGATCAATTAATACAAGCTTATATAAATGGAGAATCAACAAGCCAACAAGTATTTATTACATCTCAAAATATTTCAAATGGTATTTCTTATGATGTTGGAGAAGTTTTTGTTGGTAGTGGACCAAGTGCAGCAGCTCAAGGAAGAATAGAGTCTAGTGCTAATGGAACTACTTTTGATGATGGAACTAACCAAAGCTGGGTAGCTTACGGTTCTGGTAGTGGTAAAAAAATAGGCGTGTTATTACTTAACGAAATAATGGAAGGACAAAATGATGGGGCTAAGATATTTAATGGATCATTAAAAATACTATCTCAAAATGATGGTACAAATGGTTATAAGTTTAACAATGGAATTACTATAGACTCTAAGTTTTATATCCCTTATCAATGCTCTTTTGTAGCCAATCAAGATACTTGGAAAGGCGAATGGTACGAAATAAACACATCATCACCAACATTAACAGATACAACAACTGCTCAAAGTTTAGAAAATAGTTCTAATTTTAATACAAACAGTTACTAATGAGTTTACAACAATACCTAAATAATGATGTATTAGCTACTATTTCTGAGACAGTATCAGGTACTTTATCGACTATTTCAGTCTTTGCTGTACCTATGACAATGGCTAAAAGTGGAGATGTTGTTTTTATTATAAACAAAGGAACTGGTAGACAATACCAAATTACATTGACAGCAGACTTAAATACTTCAGTAAATAGAATCACTTTTAGTTCTACTACATTTGATACACCTATTCCTGAAGGTAGTATAGTTATCCAAAAACAAGCAGATAAATATTCCAATCTATTTAGAAAATATACTACAGTTAATATTCCGATTGTAAATAGAAAAACTACACATCTTAACGACAATTTAAGAGATGATGAACTTCCAGCTGTATTTATGGAAAATTTAGGCACAACATTATCTGATGGAGATAGTGTAGATGCAGACTTTGCTAGTTTACATAATTCTTTTATAACACCTACAAATGGTGCAAAAATAGAGAATATTAAATATACTTTTAATACTAACGCTGGTTTTGGTAGAGGGTGTAAAATTTTTTTATTTGAATTACCTATAGCTGTAAATAGTAATACTAGTCAAACAGTTACTCTTATTGAGTCGCAGACTTTTTTAGGTTTAAATGATGCTACTTTAAATTATTTTACTAACAGCAATCCTAATCACGATTTAGCAAGTGGTACTTGTGTATTTGCTACTTTTAGAAAGCAAATATCTACCGACGGAGCAGATGTTTTTACTGGCTCGGTTGAATTATTAATTTCTTTTGATCCAAGATAATGAATTTTATTAAAGATAACATAGATGTTTTAGCTATTAATACTTTAAGTATTGGAATAAGTCTGAGTAATGTAGAGCAAATATTGCAGATTATAGGTTTAATTTTAGGTATTATATACACACTAGACAAATATATACATTATAGAAAAAATAGAAAATAAATGGCTTTAGCAAATAAAAAATCTGAAGAACTTTATAATAGAAAAACTGGCTCTAGTGCAGACAGTAAGACTATTGATGCAAGTAAAGAATCTATTTTACAAGATGCTTTCAATAATAAAGAATATATAAATAATGAAACACATCTACTTTTTAACGCTGGACTTGTTTATATAATTCAACAGATACAAGAAGATATAGAAGAAATTAGAAGGTATGTATCTAATGACATTGATACTTTAACAACAGCTCAATCTAATGCTATAACAGCTAACACAGCTAAAGTTGGTATTACTACTAGCCAATCAAATGAAATAACGGCTAATAGTGCAAAAGTAGGAATTACAACAGCTCAAGCAAATGCTATAACAGCAAATACTGCAAAGGTAAGTCAAGGATTAAATACAGCTAATATGACAATGCAGTTTGATGTATTAAATCAAAAAGGAACTTATAGCTTACTCATAAGGATTTTAGATAGTAGTGGAGGGGGTAAGCCAGTAATTAAAACTGGACAGATAAATTTAGTATAGATGGCGAAGAAAATTATAAATAGTTTTTTTAGAAAAACAAAAGTTAAAAGAAAAGGGTTGCACTCAAAGAATAAAAGTAGAACAAAAGGAGGCTCACAATATAAAAAGCCTTATAATAGTCAAGGAAGATAATGGAAGAAATATTAAAATTGATAGAAAGTTATGGATTGTCATTAGTGTTATTGTTGGGTAGTTTGTATGCTTTATATAGATTTCTTGTTTTTTCGTTGTATGAAGTTCGTAACCAATTCTCGAAACATCACGAAAGAGCTGCAGAAAATATGGAAGAAATTAAGAAAAAAATAGACATAATATTAGAATTTATAAAACAAAAAAAATGAAAAAGATTATTTGTACATTATTATTTAAGTTAAGTTTTGGAAAGATTTGTTTAGGTCATTGTAAATGTATTATTAAATGAAATATTTTAAAATAGAGGAATTTCATTGTGATGGTATTAATTGCTATGACAAGATGGATGCTTCTTTTTTAGAAATGTTAGATAAAGCTAGGGGATACGCTAACACTCCATTTAAATTGACAAGTACATGGAGAAGTGTTGAGAAAAACAACTCTTTAAAAAATAGCTCTAAAAATAGTAGTCATCTAAAAGGTATGGCTGTTGATATTGCTTGTTCAGATAGTATTACAAGGCAAAAGATAATTACTGGATTGATTAAAGCTGGTTTTACTAGAATTGGTATATCTAAAAAAGGGAATTTTATACATTGTGATAACGATAATAAAACTGATGCTATATGGCTATACTAACAAACATACTAAGCAACTTACTACCTAAAGCTGATAAGATAATTGATGAGGTTATAACCAGTCAAGAGGAGAAGTTACAACTAAAAAACGAGCTTCAAAAGATTATCCAAGAACAAGAAGCTTTGATAGAGCAAGAAGTTACTAAAAGATGGGAGTCAGACAATTCACAATCTAGTTGGCTTCCTCGTAACATTAGGCCATTGGTATTAGCTTGGCTAGTTGTTTCTACTACCTTGTTAATATTTATTGATGCTGGAGTTATAGATTTTGTAGTAGATGATGAATGGAAAAGCACAATAACTGCAATCTTGACTATAACGATTGGAGCTTACTTCGGATCAAGAGGTTTAGAGAAAATTAAAACTAAATGAAAGACCAAAAAAGGTATAGACTAAAGCCAGATGAATGGAGTCTAATTGATAAATACAGACACTATAAAAAGCAAAAAGGTGAAGATAGTAATGTACTAGTAATAGGTGATTTACATGAGCCTTTTTGTTTAGATGGATATTTAGAATTTTGTATTAATACATATTATCATTATAAATGTACTGATGTAATATTCATAGGGGATATTATAGATAATCACTATTCTAGCTATCACGAAACTAACGCTGATGGTTTAGGTGGTGCAGATGAACTAGAACTAGCTATCAGTAAAATAGCTAAATGGTATAAAGCTTTTCCAGTCGCTAAAGTTATTATAGGAAATCATGATAGAATGATATTCCGTAAAGGACAAACTTCATCAATACCTAGTAAATGGATAAAAAGTTATAAGGAAGTTTTAGAAGTACCACAATGGGATTTTTTAGAGAGATATGTTTTAAATGATGTTCAGTATATACATGGAGAAGCTGGAACAGCCAGGACTAAATGTAGAGCTGATATGATGAATACTGTTCAAGGACACTTGCACACTCAATGTTATATAGAGAACTATGTGGGTGCTAATTACAGAATTTATGGTATGCAAGTGGGTTGTGGGATTGACTTTAAGTCTTATGCTATGGCTTACGCTAAAGCTGGAAAAAAACCAGCTATCGCATGTGGAGTTATATTAAACAACGGAAAAACTCCAATTAATGTTATGATGCAACTATAAATTTGATATATTCGCACAGTTTTTGGTTAGTGAACTAATGTTATTAATTAATTTTTTAGTTTGTTTGAGGGGGATATTTTAGCGAATATCCTCTTTTTTTATGCCTTTAATTAAAAAACTTTAACACTATTTTACTCTAGTAAACTAAAAAAAATACACTTTTTTTGTTAAAAAGTTTGCACAATTAAAAAAAGCGTTGTATATTTACACCATAATTAACAAACTAAAAAACAAAACAATGACAACAAACAACAACTTTAGATTTACAGACCCAACAAACTTTGCTTCACATGTTATGCCATTTTGTATAAACGGAGAGATAGCAGAAATCGAATTGACTGACAGACCAAATGACTTTGTAGAAGTTAGAGTATTAAGAGATGGTTTTTTAATAGTTTTAAACGGAGAGGCAATTAAGAAAGCTGTTAGATGGTCAACAATAGAAAAACACTTAAATAAAATCAACAACAAATAAATAACAATGGGGAGAGCAATCTCCCCTTTTTAAAACAACTAACAATGCAAGATTTACACAAACCAACTTACTTAGATGCTAAGATGGAGCTTGGAACACAAGTTCAGTTCTTCAGCTTTACATTAACTCAATTATGTGCGTATACAATGGTTTTAGCGTTTCTAACGCTTCTTCTATTGTTTTTGATACCTAAATACTATAGCGAGGTATTAAGCCTTTATAGTGGCTCTTTTATCACTATGGTAATATTTTACATTAAATACGGAACTAATTAAATTAACATGGAAGA